CAGATAGACGGCCCACAAGGCATCTGTTTGTTCTTTATTGCTTTCTATTGCTTTACTTTTGTGCTGCATCTGTTCTGCATCTGTTCTGAGCCTATCCTTCTTGTAGGCCGCAAACGATTGGTATGACTCGTAATTGACCACCCTAACAAGTGTTCCGAGGGTAGAGTTCGATAGGATTTCGATGCGGCCATCATCTTCCAGTGTTTTCAGCATGGAAGCTACCCGGCTGGTAGACCAAGTGACCAGCTTGTTATTGCCGACATAACTACAGTCTTCCCCCATCCTTCTCATACTGCGCAGGAACTCGCCTTTCCTGACGGTGATCTTGGTCGTGCCCCGCGAGTAGGTGAACTCCTTTTTGCCATACGAAGCCTTGCAGAGTAGGTAGATCCATAAGCGCACCAGATCGCTGTTCATGCGCCAGATGTCGTTCTCTAGCAGATCCCGAGACAGGAGGATGAATCCGGTCATGTGGCGAGGAGGCGAATGGTGATTTCAACTCTAGGGCTCTCCCTGTCCAGCGCCGCCTTACGCCATGCCAAGGCATCGATCTGTTTGTCATCGCTGTACACGGCCCCTTCCAAGGCGTCCAACAGTCCCTTGAGTAGGTTGGTCGGATCTCTCTTCCGTTTGTCTGGCATAAAGAAGTCGAGGTCCAACTCAAGGTGTTCCGTAGGGAACACAGGCCGTGGTGGCTTGGTCTGCGAGATCGCGAGCAGATAGATAGCCTCTTTGCCCTGACGGTATCGCCCCGTCAGGACATGACCCTTCCCCGCATGGAACCTTCTGTTGTCCGGTGTGAGGACAGCGAAAGGCAACGTCAAGTGAAGGAAGCGTGAGGCTTCTCCCCTAACCTTCGCCATGCTTCGACGGGTACTGCTTGTATAGGGCTTGGAGACACTCGGTGATCTGGTCGGTCGCTAGGTTCAGCGACTGCATCGCCTTGCTCAAGGCAACCATAGACCCATCCTGTAGCAGTGCCGGCGGCACCCTACCCAAGCGTTCTGACGCTCGCTTGACCTCGTCCTGTGTAGCTCCGATCTCGCGTACCAGACCTGGTAGTAGTTGCTCTGCTAGACCTTGAAGCTCAGAAGGGGAGGGCATCGTCCGAGTCCTCCTTCTCCTCTACACGTTCTGACGGCTTGACCCAGTTATCGCACTGGGCGTACCAAACCTCACCCCCATCATCTGCTAACCGCTTGCTCTGCTTCAGGTCGATGCGGAGCCACTCAGAATCCTTTTCGGAGAGGTACTCCATGAAATCCTCCCGCTTGATACTGATGCGGCCCTTCACGAAACCTGGGGCAGTGGGGCGGGGAGGCGATACAAACAAGCCGGTGGGAAACTCTTTTTCTTCGGGCATCAGCCGTTCCTTTCTGGGGATGGTGGGGCGGCCCGCCATACGATGGCGTTTCTCCCCGTGGGGAGCTTCTTACGCGCTCCAGTGTCTTCGATGAGGCCACGGTCAGCCAACTCGCTGCGCCGGGTACGCAAGCCGCTCCTGCTCTGCGGCGACCCAACATAGATGTTGACCAGATCGGTATCGGTCATGGGGCCGAACTTCCTAAAGTGGCCCAGGACCGCCTTCTGGCTATCGCGCAGGTTGCTGGCAGATAGCGACCGTGCGGCATCGTGCGAGGTGTGGGGGTCCGAGGGCCGAGCATGAGCCCTGAAGAAATCGCTCTGAGCGGGGTCCACGACCTCTTCCTTTGGTGCGGGGGGCACATCGAACTCGTCTAGATAAGTGTTGTCGCTCATCTACCCACCTCCCTCTCAAGGAAGGCGATGGCTTTGTCTGCACGGTCGAGTGGGCCACCATCCTTGAGAATCTCGTGGCCCAAAGTCAGGTGCTTGGCGTCCACCCCCCCATGCTCCTCACAAACCTCTAGGATCGCCTCTAAGACAGAAAGCCTCTCTGCCAGGAGCTTCTTACTCTCGGCGGCTGTAGGCTTCTTCGGGGCGACCTTCTTGGTAGGCTTGGTCTGCTTCGGTGCTGGACCCACGGCGGCGTTGCCGTCATCATCGTCAGCTATCAGCGCCATGAGGCTACTCGCGCATCCTCTACGCAAATAGGTGTATCCTGACATGGCACCATGAGGGTCTTTTTTCGTGATGGGGATCGACGCCACGGGGGACTGAAGCCACTCCCCGCTCTCATGGATGAGGAGAGTGATCATCGTGACGATGTCGCCCCCGTAGCCGGGGTACTGAACCATCGCCAACCCGTGCTTTGCCAACACTGGTTTGATGGCTGTGAGTACCGAAGTCAGGTCGGCGTAGGGAGAACCGTAGTGGGGGTTGGTCGAAAACTTTAATGCTGACTCGACCTCTGCCTGTGCCTTGACCAGGGCCGCAGACAGGTGCCCGATTTCCTCGCTCATGGTAATCATTAGTGAGCCTCCTTGCGGCTAAGAGCTTCGCGCCTCTGGCCCACCGCTTCCCAGTACCAGCACAGGGAAGAAGCGAAAACCAGCAAGCAAAGTGATGACAGAACTACGAAGGTCAGTGTGATTTCGTTGGGGGAAAATTCCTGGGTGACGGCGGTGGTCGCGCCCAAGGTCGCACCTGAGAAAAAGAGCAGGAGCGCGAAGCTGGTGACTGACCAGAATTTCGCGACTATCGGCAAGTCGTAGAGGTTGTTCATTCGACTTCCCTCGCACCCTTCGCCTCACCCACATCGTGCGCGGCGTCGAGGTAGCTTTCTAGGGTTTTGGTGGTTGCACTGAGGAGGAGGTCAACGGGGTGGATACTCTCTATCCCATTTCGCCAGGCGGTCACCTTATCCTCGCTGCCATAGCACTGCGTTGGCACCTCATTGTGCAGGTAGCGGAGAATAATAGGGAGGGCCGCGAGGGATTCCTCGTCTGCGGATCGGACGGTCCCGATCAGATCGTTGCAGAGGAGGCGGGTGGTAAAGCTGCCAGGGTAGTCGCGATATTGGACCCAGCGGTTTATCGCCGCGAGGACCTTGACGGGTGCATCGCCGTATTCGTTCGCTTCATCCATCTTTGACTCCTTCGGTGGGGGTTGCCATAGGTGGGGCGTCGAGGATGCGCCACTCCCCGGTGAGATGCTCGCGCACACACTTTGGTATCGGCCTCGAGCCAGATAGCCAGCGGTAGATCGTGGACGGGGGTCGGACGAGGATCTGGCGAGCGTAGAGCTTGATGCCCAGGCCAGAAGAGTCGATGGCAGCGCGGAGGCTCCGCACCGCCCAATCGTCGCCATGTAGTGGTTTTGCCATACGGTTTCTCCATAGTAATCGTAAGACGGCCCAACTAATCGCGAATGCTAACCTCGGACCATGACGCCATACATACTGGCCCTCTCTTTGCCATCGGTTAGTAGTTGGACCGCCCCACAATTATGATGTATGCCCATCCATATTAGCGGAGGCGACTAACCAATGCAACCGCCTTCTGGAGCGGTTGGCGGCTGGTGCCCTTTCGGGGCCGGGACCGGGACACCCCTCGGGAGGCCCCTCTATGTAAGGGATTTGGCCGGTCCTATTGCGCGGCGCATATACCTCCACTAGAATAAGTCGCATTGGTATCTCACTGAAGAGGAGGGGATAATGGTAATGCTTGGATTGACTGATTTTCGGGGGAACGTCTACGAGGGGGGTGCCAAGCTCGGCCCCCCCTGCTCGGTAGACGGTTGTGAGGAGGATGCCGTTAGGCACTCCTGCAATGCAGAGCGCGACCCCCACCGGACACACTGGCACGGGGAGATCCACAGCCTAGCACCCCCCAGTGGGGGACCTAAGCCCTACTGCAACACCCACGGGCAAGAGGTGCTGCTCAGAAACGCTGCTATCCAAAGGGGGAGGGAAACCGATGGGTAAGGTGATCTTTGAGGTAGCGGGGGGCTCCCCCGAACAGAACAGGAAATTGGAGGATATGTTTCGCGTCGAAGTGGCGAAACGCCTCCAGCCGAAGAAGCTCTGGGAATGCCGCTGCGAGTGCGGCGAGATCCTGGGCTCTGGCTACAAGAGGCGCATCAGCCTCGCCCGAGTCGCCCCCCACTGTGAAGGAATGGGGATGCGGTGGGAGCCGCAGAACCCCGCAACCGATGACCCGAACGAGGGAGGGACCGATGGATGATTTATCTTGGATTCTACCTGACGGCGAAGACCTCGAGGACGCCCTGGAGGACTTCAAGGCCGAGGTCGAAAACCCCGAATTACTGAAGGCTCG